TTATGCTGAAGATGTCTCAACCAACACATGGAATTATGGTGCAAAGACAGGAACTTATTATAAATGTTTATTAACTCACTGGTCAGCAGAAAACCCACAAGTAGCGGGTAGACAAGGTTTTGACCACACAACGAGTTGTTCTAATTGTTTCCCAGGGATTTATGACGGTATGAGAGACCAACAAGCGTCCCCACCACAAGTATGGGAACCGGTAAGTAAAATTGGTTTTGTTATAGGAGAAGAAGCCATTAGAGATTTACAGGTTGCTACAGCACCATATGTTATGACTGGAACCACAGTACAAGTAACCGGATGTACAGATAATACAGCTCTTAATTATAATCCACTTGCTAATGTACTTTGTAATAATTTGGTAAACCCTAACGGGTCTTGGTCACTAAGTAATTGTTGTATATACAGTGCTTCAACAGGAACAACAACGGGAGCTACATTTGGTATATCAGGTTGTACAGATATAACTGCAATAAATTATAACCCATTAGCTACATTTGGATGTTGGGGGTCAACAACTTTCTCAGGAGAAGGTGGTAGCTATAACTCTTACGCAGACCAAATAACAGCATTCGGTCCTGGTTGTTCGGGAGCTACCTCGTATCAATTTACACAAAATTGTTGTTGTGATTATACTGGAAATACAGGAACTACAACTTGGGTATCGTCAACTGGTGGAACTGGAACTACGCAAGCATGTGCCCTCGTAACACAAGATATTTTACCTTGTACACCTGGTGGATATATTTCTATTGGTGGTGGTAATGCTGGAGGACCTGCTATGGCGAACATCCACACCTTTACTGTTAAAGCAACGAGTAAAATCGTTCTTGATGTAGGAACTTCAATGATACCTAATAGTTTCGAAATCATAGGAAGACACCATATACACAGACTAGACAATGATACAGGAGCTAAGGATGGAGGAGTAACATTAGTGCCAAGTAATTGGGGCAACGTCCAAAGACCATATTTTAGACTGTGTTGTCCTTTCACTCCAACAACTCCCATCGCATACGGACCAAATAATGCCGGGGTAGGTTCAATATCGTGGGATAGCAATTACATATATGTACAAGTTACCGGCTCAACTTGGAAAAGGGCAGCCTTAAGCTCATTCTAAAATGGAATTTTTTGTAAGAAAAAATAGTAATGAACCGATACTGAAGATGCAATTGATTCAGGATGGGAGAAGTGACTTTAAACACTTCCATGATAAGTTATCAAATGCAGATATTCGTTTTTCTATGAGAGATATTGAAAATGGAGCTTATGTACTTTTAAATAAAGCTGCCGGAATCGTCGCTAAAACAACCATTCACGAAACTGACCCACCAGAGTATTACATTTATTATAGATGGCAATCTAGTGATACTGAATTCACAGGTCGATATCAAGGACAGTTCGCTATTAGATTTATAGAAGATTGTTCAGAATTAATAGTTCCAGTAAGAGATGATTTGTTTATTAATATCAATGACAGTTTTGTAGAAAGCAACTGTGCTTGTTAATTGACGTATTGAAGTTATTGTGTTATACTTAGTCAGTATAATGAAATAACCATATATGACCCCTACACCAAAAGAAATAGAAGAATTTTTACAGGGTAAAGACCCTGAAAAGTATATTGTTGCTATAGAATATGGTTGGAGAACCAATAAAATCTATAAAATAATTGAGGACCCTGAAGAAGGGAAGAAAATTATAGTAGATAACTTTACTCCATTTTGTTGGGTAGGAAACCTAAAAGATAGAAATTTTTATAGAGGTAACAAACAACAACAAAAAGAAGCCATATCCAAATATGGGATACTGATTGAGAAGTTGGAAACTCATGGAAATGAAAGATTGGAACAAGGACTTACATTTCTAGTTAAATCCACAAGGACATATAGAGATTTAGTTTCATTTTTTAGACAAGGGGGTTTAGACCCTTGGGCACAACAAAATAGAGATTTTATAACCCTCTTAACACCCGTAGAACAATATCTTATACAAAAACAAAAAAGACTATTTAAGGGGTTTGAAGATTATGATAGTGTACATAGATTTATATTCGATTTAGAAACTACGTCACTAGACCCCAAACAAGGTAGAATTTTTATGTTTGGTATGAAAGACAACAGAGGATTTGAAAAAGTTATAGAAGCTATTGACGATGATAGTGAGAGAAAAGGAATTATAGAGTTTTTTGAAACTATAAATAAATTAAAACCAAGTATAATAGGTGGGTACAACTCATCTAATTTTGATTGGAATTGGATATTTGAAAGAGCTGAAATTTTAGGTTTAGACATAAAAGAAATAGCAAAAACCCTAAATCCAAATGTGCCAGTATCGATTAAAACAGGAACTCTAAAATTAGGTGCAGAAGTAGAAGACTACAACCAAATAAAAATATGGGGGTATAATAGTATTGACGTAGCACATTCAGTAAGAAGAGCTCAAACCATTAATTCAGATATTAAAGGTTGGGGGTTAAAATATATAACAGAATTTATTGGAGCCAATAAACCTAATAGGGTTTATTTAGAGGGAGATAAGATTGCCTCAACGTACAGAGATAATAAAGAATTTTATTTAAACCCTGAAACAGGACAGTATAAAGCTCTTGATACACCTGGATTGGAAAATTTACAAATGAGATTCCCTGACAAATATAAAAGAGTTAATGGAGAATATATTGTAGAAAGGTATCTTATGGATGATTTATGGGAGACACAAGTTGTGGATGCTGAGTTTAACCAAGCTTCATTTTTATTAGCAGGCCTAGTACCAACAACATATGAAAGAGTATCCACAATGGGTACGGCAACATTATGGAAAATGTTAATGTTAACTTGGTCCTATGGGAAAGGGTTAGCGATTCCTAAGAAAAAAGAAAAAAGACCTTTTGTTGGTGGTTTATCTAGATTGTTAAAAGTTGGGTATTCGGTTAATGTGCTTAAATTAGATTTTAGTTCCCTATATCCTTCTATACAATTAGTTCATGATGTTTTTCCAGAGTGTGATGTGACAGGAGCTATGAAAGGAATGTTAAAATATTTTAGAGATACTCGTATTAAGTATAAAAATTTGGCATCAAAATATTACCAAAGTAATCCAAAGTTATCGAAATCCTACGGGACCAAACAATTACCAATAAAAATATTTATCAATTCTATGTTTGGTTCTTTATCCGCACCTCAAGTTTTTCCATGGGGAGATATGGACATGGGAGAAAAAGTTACATGTACCGGAAGACAGTATCTAAGACACATGATTAAATTTTTCAATGACAAAGGATACGAACCACTAGTTTTAGATACTGATGGTGTGAACTTTTCAACACCAGACAACATATCAGAATTAATATATGTCGGAAAAGGATTAAATGAACTTGTAGAAGAAGGGAAAGAATATAAGGGAACGGAGGCACATGTAGCTGAATATAACGATTTATTTATGAAGGATGAGATGGGGTTAGATACAGATGGGGTATGGAAATCAGCTATAAATGTCGCAAGAAAAAACTATGCATTATTAACAGACAGTGGTAGTATAAAGTTAACTGGAAATTCTATAAAATCTAAAAGGTTACAAGGGTATCTAGAAGAGTTTATCGATAAAGGATTATCCTTACTTCTAGAAGGTAAGGGTCAAGAATTTATAGAATATTATTATGAATATTTAGAAAAAATATATAATAAAGATATCCCTTTAATGAAAATATCTAATAAAGCTAGAATTAAACAAACTATAACCGCTTATAAAAAAAGATGTTCACAAGTTACAAAAGCAGGTTATCCAATGTCCAGGCAAGCACATATGGAATTAATTATTAGAGAAAATATTTCAGTGGATTTAGGACAAACAATATATTATGTAAATAATGGAACAGCAATGTCTCATGGTGACGTACAAAGAAAAAAGACAAAAGATGGAGAAGTAGAAATTCTTTTAAGGTGTTATTTGTTAGATAGGGACGAGTTAGATAGAAATCCTGATATGAAAGGAGAATATAATATAGCACGTTATATTAGTATTTTTAATAAAAGAATAGAACCTTTATTAGTTGTTTTTAAACCTGAAGTTAGAGAATCATTATTAGTTAAAAAACCTGAGGATAGACAATTTTTTACTACTAAACAATGTGAATTAATAAAGGGTATACCTAGAAGAGAGTTTGACCAAGATTCTTTTGAAGAGGTTATGACTGTTTCTCCAGAAGAGAAAATATTTTGGGAGAAAATGAATTTATCCGAAGATTATTTCCTAGAAGAAATAGTTAATTAGAATTTTTAATACCATCAGAAGATAGGATATACCAATTACCTGTATGATACACCAACTCAACACTACTTTCCTCACTTAATTCTATTTCTGACCATTTTTCATCAATTAATCCATTCATGGGTTTTATAGTAGTATGTGTCATAGATTTTATGCACACCCTACTATTTTTGTTAGCATCTAATAATATTGTAGACCCTCTACCTTTAGTTATTATATAATCTTCACCATTAGATGAATATTCACCAGTAATAACCTTAGTGATTTTGTTGTGAGTAAAATTCACAACATCCTTTTTTAGTAATTCTATAAGTCCTATAGCGAGATATTTGTATTTGATATTTCTAGGTGTTACACCATCAGGTTCATAACTTACAAAATCTTTAAGTCCTAATTCATCTAATTCTTCTGCGATATACCCAAAATCTTCTTCTCCTGTTTGTTTATAATTGAAAAGTTTAGGTTCCAAGAGTAATAAATTATCTAAATTAGAAATGGTATGAGGCTCTATATTTGTTTTAAACCTTTTAGAAGATAATGTAATTCTAACATCACCATTGCTCTCCAATGTCATATCATCTTGAGCTGTACCAGTTCTTACTGTATTTGGGTTTATCTGTACTGAAGAACGCCCACTTAGAACAGGGGCCATATTAATTGCTATAACAGTAGTTACCCCAGTATGGACACCAGCAACTTCAGTTAATCCACTTGTTGTTTCAGTAACACTAAAATTATAAGTGTCACCACTAAAATATCCCACACCTAGATTGTCACCCATATAGGTAGACCCTGACATGATAGCAGTTGTACCACATCTTTGATATATCTGTCTTGAAAAGTCTGCTTTTGTTCTGAATGCCATTATATCACGTATATACTTCCTGGATTCATAGGTCTATATCCAAGAGACTTATTTAATTGTTCTGCTTCTAAAGCTTTTCTTTCTAACATCTTATCGTTACGCAATCTTTCTAATCTTGCCATAAGTTCTTCAATTAATTTTGATTTCTCGTCTTTAGATTCTGTAAGTAGAGTATCCCAGTCCATAGTTAAATCAGCATCAGGCACCTTCAAAGCACCTTGATATTTACCCCTAACTCTACCAAGAGTCTCTTTACATGTCGCAAAGAAATAACGTCTCACCCACGCTCTAGCAGGAGAGTTTAATTCAGTCCATTGAATATCATCAAGTGGCACATCAGAAGGTAGTCTTACTACATCGGGATTTTCACTTAAACACGTGTCCCTGTCAGTACAAGTTTCATAGTACCAGTACCAAACCTTATAATCATTTCTTTCCATGTTACCAAAATCAAATCTACCACCAGGGGTAGAATATAGGTGTAAAAATTTAGTGCCTTCTGGCCCAGCAGTAATTCTATAAGTCAATTCACCACCGATAAGCCTATTTTTTATATTTCTATCCTGCATTCTTAATAAGATATCGAAAGCTGGCATCATATAGTAGGAACCCATTACACCCATTTGTGCTCCACCCATTCCTCCGCCCATACCTATACCACCCATACCACCAAACCCACCAAGAAATGGGTCAATCATCATACTATCAAGTTCGGCTCTGGCAAACCATAATACTTCATTTATCTCTCTACATTTTGGTATTTGGTATATTTGTTGTCCGGGTGATAAAGTAACAAAATCTTTTTTTAGTTCCCATGGCCCACCAGCCTGTAAACCGGCTATTTTAGAATACGCGTATGTAAATGAAGTTTCAAAATCTAAACTTCTAGTTAAGAATGCTGAAGCTAAATCTACTTCACTAACATTAATACCGGCTACTCCTGCCCATTGATTTTCTATTAACCAATCCTGCACATACATTCCATAATCTAAAATAGATAAATCAAGGAGAGTATCTAACATTTCTTCTTCTAATTCTATGCCCCTTAAAGGAGCACCTAATAAATGTTTTGCTTGGGTATATAATTTATTTCTTTCTGCACTATCTATATTAGCCATATTGGTTGTTTACTAATAAATATCTAAAGTGAGTGGATTTCCGATAGTATCTCACTAAATATATCTTCTTCTGATATATTGTCGCCCATAACGGTATCTATCACACGTTTTTTACTGGCTAAAATGTTATAAATTACTCTTTCTATTGTGTTATCAAATAGGGGGTAAAAACATGATACGTTTTTTTTCTGACCTATTCTAAATGCTCTATCTTCTGCTTGAGAATGGTCGGAAGGCACAAATGATAAATCATTCATTATAACCGCTTCTGCTGCTGTTAGGGTAATCCCTAAACCACCCGCTTTAATATTAGATATAAATATTTTGGTATCAGGGTCATTTTGGAAAGCATCTACACTTTTTTGTCTATCTTCTTTATTCATTTGACCATATAAAAGAACTGAATTTTTCTCATACCGATTACCCAACTCTAATAAAGGGGCAGTAAAATTACAGAAAACAATTACTTTTTTTTCTTGCTCTATTGCTTGGTCTATAAGTTCACATGTGTATTCTAATTTGTCCCAGGCTAAGATTTGTCTAATCTTTGTCAATTTTGATAAATGAACAGTTAGACTTTGGTTTGAGTTTCTATTAGTCCAATCTAGGTATTCACCAACCTCCCTTTCATAATCTTTAGATTTTAACTCTAGATATATTGGTGTTATACTTTTGTCAGGTAAGTCCAATACATCTTCTTTTAATCTCCTCA